CCTTCCATACTTGAGAGCACTTGTTAACACTTGGAACAATAGTTCTGAGGGTCAACCAAGATTCTACTTCTCTAACAATGGTTCTACATATCAGAGAACTGGTGCTCACTTCTACTACAGAAGTGATGGTGACAACGGTATAGGTTCACTTCATGAAAATGGTACTTGGACATTCTATTCAGGTAGCGATAGAACACAATCAACATATGGTTTACAAGTTGATCAGTTAAACGGTATAAACTGTAACGCATCTGAAGGTCTATCATCTGGACAGAAGAGTACAGTTATGAGAGCAACTGGAGACAAGCAGTGGATTGATAGTTATGGTGTCATGAAACGTAACAGAAACACAATAGCAGAAAACATTAATGTAAATAACGGAGACAACTGTATGACCGCTGGACCAATACAGATAAATAACGGTAGCACAATTACGATTAATAATGGCGGTAGCTGGAGTATTGTATAATGGCTTCTAGAATAAAAGTTGATGAAGTAACTAATTTAGCTCAGTCGGGACAAGTATCTTTCCCGACTGGGGGAGCAGCTTTTAGTGGGTCTGTTAATGTAACAGGTAATATTGATTTTACTGGTGATCTATTACAAAATGGATCTCCTTTTGTAACTCTACCAGTTCAAGATGCAACAAACTTAGGTTCTGTTCTGAGATCTGGTGGTAATACTGGAACAGCATATTGGGATACTGAAAGTGGTGCAGGTACTGCAGGTGGTGCATCTCAAGCAAGATATAAAGCTGGTTTTGATATAACCAGAGGGTATAGTCAGTGTGGGTACAGAGGAGGAACTTCCTATAAGAACGTTGGTAGACTTGTACATTCTACGTTTTCGTCCTCTAACTTAGGAGATTTAACAACATACTCAGGTGCTTACATTGATTCAGCATGGAATACTTCATTTAAGAGTTACATATTCTGTACTGGAGATAGTTGGAACGCAACTACTTCCTTAGTATCATCTATCAGTATGGTTACTGAAACCAATACTGGTGCTGCTACCTCTATGGCAGGTACAAAACATAGATTGTCTGCAATGAAAAAAGACTTTACCTATGCATATTGTCATGGTGGTGGTAACAGTAGTCAGATAGTTAAGTATAACTTATCTACTGCAGCAAATAATTTAAGTACAACTCACCCTAATGGAACACAAAACAACCCTGCATGTGGACAAGGTGCTACAGTAGGTTGGATTGCTACTGGATCTAAACAAAGTTTTAACTTCTCTACTGAAGTATTTCATAGTTGGACAGACGGACCAGGAACTGATGGTACTAACAAAACTCTTTCAAGTAGAGATGGTTTTATGTATTATAACACTGCTGGTGGATATAGAACATCTAGTGACTGGCATGTAAGAGATTCTTATAATGGTGGAAGAAGAGCATCAGTAAGTAAAAATGGTATTACTACTGGTGAGGAAACAATGCATACTGGTAATAACTACGGATTTATCTGTGGTCAGTATGATGGTTCTCAGAACAACAATGGATACCTATTCACTTATGCAAGTCATAGTTTCCAAAGAGATACTAGAATGGACAGGTCAGGACCTCCTGGCACAGCGTCTGCTGCAGGTTCTGAATATGGAACATTGATGTACGGTTATACAGGATTCTAAAATGACATTAAAGTATTACGTAGCTAGAAGATGTGATGATATAGATTGGATACCTACATCCAATGTTATCTGGAACATGTATGGTATTGTTGTTTTTACAGTAGAAGAACAATGGGTCAGAGATTTATACACACTTCCTAGATCATTTGAAGAGGTGAGTGAAGATTTAGGCAAATGGGGAACTAAACACTTTGGGGAAATTCGTACTGAAGTTAAAGTTACTTCTGAAGATCCACTATCGTCTGAAAATCTACCAGACGTTCCCACTGAGGGAAAAACTGTTGTTACATTACCTCAGGAAAGAATAGATGCTGCGATAGAATTTATGAAGTTGGCAGCAAAATTAATTATTGAAGATCAATATGATCGTAAATTCCTTACAATGAAAGCAGAAGTATCTAAGATTGAACAGTTCCTTTGGGAATCTCAAGTAAGAGAAGCAAACAATTTAGACGGTGAAACACCTGTTATAGATAGTATTGTAGCTATTAAGGGTTCATCAGTAGAAGAAGTTGCTGCAGCTATTAAAGAAGGTCAAGCAGATTTTAAGGAAAAAGTTGTAGCATTGTATACAGAAATGCTTAAAATCAAGCAAGAATTCAAATCTTGTGCTACAATAAAAGAACTAAACGTTCTTTATCAAACTTATATGGGCACGCCAGTTCCTGCTCCACAGGCAGAAGAACTAGGACAGGTACATATGGAAGAGACTGATGAAGGTCAAATACAAATCGTAAATACAGTTGAACCTGGATTAAAAATTTAATTTATTTTTTACTATGAGTGATATCACACCCCAGAAGATTGAAGACTGGGTAGAGAATTCCATGCACTATGGAATGACTGATGAACAGATTAAAAACTTTGTTATCAATTCCCATGTTACTGATTTTCGTCAACTTCGCCAATGTCTAGTAGAGATAGAATTACGAAATCATGAAAGAAAGAAGATCGAGTTAGATCTTAAACGTAAAGAGATTAAGATAAGACAATTAGAAGAAAAATTAGAAACAGAAACAGATCCATTTGAAAGGGAACTTATCGAATGTGATCTTGCTGAGTATGAGATGGATAAAGGAAAATTTAAAGTAAGTATCCGTCAACATGAATGTGAGTTAAAACCCTTTATGGATTATGTTCATAAGAATTTTCCAGATATGGAATCTCTAGAAAAGGGTGCTACTTACGATGAAGAAACTGAAAGGAAGTATTGGATTGCTCGTATGGGTAAACAAGCTGCCATAGACATATATGCCAATGGAAGAATAGGTATTGGTAATATGGATTCTATTGCTATGATGAGAGAAGAAGATCAACTATATGCTGTCAGTATTGCAATGCAATATGCTGGTCTCTTGAATACAGGTATGGCAAAGGTTCAAAATAAAATAAAACCACACCTAGATAAAGTATTGTCTGACGGTGGAGAACCAAGATTTCCAACCTTTGATAGGATCGAGGATAGTCTCGATCTAGAATTGTTTAAAGAATTAACAGGATCTAGTAATGAACTCAAGAGTCTTCAGTCTACCGATAAATCCAAAACTGAGTGAAGATTTTGTTGAAGATACTTTTATACCATTTCTAAAAAAGTATAAGAAGTATATACTCGATCTTTATTTTACTTGTAGAATCCCTCCGTTTGATCAGGACGCTATGGGGGATTGTTTTGCTACAAATCAAGCTTTAATACAGTCTGCATGTTATATCTCAAACAAGTCTGATATACCATTATCAGCAACATTCAACAATATATGGGTAAGACCAGATCAAAAGAATTTAGATCTTTGGATTGAAAATTTTGCTCCCATTTATAATATGGGAGTTAGAGTGGTTACATTACCACATACATCATGGGTATCCACTGGTCAAATACAACAAGTATTCCCAGAGTTGTTTATTAAGAATACTATACTTAGAGAAGTTACTAGACCAAATGAAATAGTATCATTAGCAGAATCTGGATTTAATTATATAAATCTTGATCGTGACCTTATGAGGGATAGGGATCAATTACTTCGCATACAAAAAGCAAAGGATTATTGTAAATTTATAGGTAAACCTGTTATGCTCTCAATGCTTGTCAATGAAACATGTTGGGGTGGTTGCCCTATCATGCCAGAGCATTATCAATATAACAGCACTAGAACAAAAGACGATCCTATATTTTTTGGTAGTCCTATTAGTAGAGTTTCATGTTCTACATGGGATGTTGAACATCCAGAGTATGATTTGAAACAAGCAAACCTACCTCCATGGAGAGAGGACTGGATAGAGATGTTAGATCTTGGTATTGATACTTTTAAACTACATGGAAGAGAACATGGTATGCGTCTCTTAGAAAGTATGGATCTTATCAAAAGGTGGGCAGACGAAGAAGAGTATATGTTCCCAGAGTATAAAAAATATGAGAAGCAATTAAAGATGAAAGAGTCTCCACTTCTTAAGTGGAGAGAAAAAATAAAGACGTGTAAGTTTGATTGTTGGGATTGCAATTACTGCGAAGCAGTTGTAGAAGCACACATGAAGAAAGCAGATTTGGTCATGCATCCACAGGTAGAAACATGTATAGAAGCATTTAATAACTCAGGTAAGTACCTGTCTAATCATAGAACTTATGATCCGAATGACCCTAGTGCATACTATAATGTAGAAGGATTGACATCTGCTAGAGTTAGACATTTCCTTAACAACCTTTGTTCTCAAGAGGGTGCAGTATATCTTGAAGTAGGTGTGTATGCAGGAGCAACATTCTGTGCTGCAGTGCAAAACAATGATATGGTTGCTGCGTATGCAAATGATGATTGGTCACAACCTAACCTACAACCAGCTAGAGAAGAT